GTTCTACGGAAGCAATCAAGCAGTTGATGAGGGTGCTAAACTTCTTCAACAACGTTGGCAAGAAGCTCCTACTGAGGAAGAATTGGCTGAAGCTGGCCTAAGTGGGATGACTGTTATTAACAGTAATACTGCTAACAGTGAGTGGCTTACTAATGCTTTGGCGGCTAGTAACATTGATACGAATAAAACAAATGCTATAACTGGCCAAAAAGCTGACTACTCCGATCTAGACGGGCGGTTAAAAGACAACTCTTATTGGGGTTCTAAAATTAACGAATTTGGATCCTACGACAATGCTACTCTTGATATGATGGAGTGGGAAGAGTTGAAAAAGAAAATGGAGGAAACTACTCCTGGGGGTTCTGGCAACAATGCTACAGGTATTGTTACCGGAGGTACTGCAACTGACTCTGGTGCAGGTGGAATTTCTGGTGGGTTTACTGCAGATTCAAATACTCTAGACATTCCAGATTCTGCAGTGTTACCCACATTTACTGGTGGTGTATCTCAAGTAAGTCCTGGTGCTTCTGGTACTTACACAGTACCTGCTCAGACTTTTGAAGATAATATTACAAACCAAGTTAAAGACTTTAAAGATAGGGCTGTAGAACAGCAACAGTTTTACCAGCCACAAACTATAGCAGAAAAAGAAGCTGCAGGTCAGGATGTATCTTCGTATGCATTAAGTCAAAAGCTGTACCGTAATCCTAGTACTGGCCATCAAATATTTATTCCGTTTCAAGGTAGTCAACCACTGCAAGCAGTTCCTGCAGGTTACTACGAAGTAAATCAGCAGACGGGTACTATGGGTACTGGTGTCTTTAATCCTATTACAGCTGGTGGTAATACGTTTACTGGTGCCAACACTGGCGGGGTAATTCAGGGTTATTCTGGAGAAGATGGCTCAGTAGTTTCTCCTAATCCGAATCCCATTGATCCTAATCAAATCTACGGTGATGTAAGTTTTACTGACCCTGTAACTGGCCAAGTAATTACACAAACTCCTGAAGAATATTTTCAGTCTCTAGCTAACAAACAAGCACAAGCTACGTTTAACCCTGCTACCTCTGTAGCAATGCCTGGTGTATCTACTATGGCAGAGCTAGGTTATGAATACAATGCTGATGGTACAGTTAAGTTAGACCCAGCTACTGGTCAACCTATGACAAAAGAGTTAATGCCTGGGACTGTCTTAGAGTCTACTGCAGGTCAAGCTCAAGCACTGGCCCCTGTGATTGGTAAAAGGCAAGCTACAGATGCTTCAGGTAATCTTATGTTCGATACTGCAGGTCAACCTATTATGGTTGGTGCAGACCCTGCACAAGTAGGTCAAGTAGTTCAAGCTAAAGGTCCAGGAACCCCTGCAATGTATGACGAAGCAGGTAACCTTCTTTCAGAAGCAGTGGACATTCCTGGAGCAGCTCAAGTAGGTCTAACTACTGCAGCACCTGGAATAGCTACACAGCTTCAAGGTGGTACTACAACTAACTACCAGGGTATGGCCGATGCTGTAGCAGGAGCTAACTGGGATGTTACGACTGGTACATTTAATATGAACGGTCAGACATTTACTCCAGATCAGTTTATTGCAGCTAATAACTTAAATATTGGTGATTACTTAACCACTACTGGTGGTCTACAAGCTGCTCAGTTATCTGACCTAACTCAAACAATTACAGGTCAAACAGATTATACTTCCTCAGTATCGGATCTTACAGCTGAAACAGGTTCATCCCAGACTGTAGCTGATGTCGCAGGTGAAGCCGGTCTACCCACTCGTACACTGCAGACAGGTCCAAATGGAGAGGTTATTACGGGTACTGGTGTAGACCAAGCTGCAGTTCAACAGGCCTTTGGTACTGGTGAAGTAGCTGCTGCATCTGTTCAAGATGAACTAGCAGGTCTTATGGCTCAATTCGAAGGTGGTGATACACCTGCATGGGCTGCAGGATCAATGCGTAAAGCATCTCAAATGCTTGCAGCTAGAGGTCTTGGTGCTTCGTCTATGGCAGGTCAAGCAGTTATTCAAGCTGCTATGGAAGCTGCTCTACCTATTGCTCAGATTGATGCTGGTAACAAACAGCAGATGGCTCTATTTAAAGCAGAGCAAAGAGCTAAGTTCTTAGGTCAAGAGTTTGATCAAGCCTTCCAAGCTAAAGTACAAAATGCAGCCAGAGTTTCTGAGATTGCTAATATGAACTTTAGTGCAGAGCAACAAATTGCTTTGGAAAACTCTCGTGCTGCAAACACTATGGATTTGCAAAACTTGAGCAACAAGCAAGCCCTCGTTATGTCTGAAGCTGCTGCACTATCTCAACTTGAGATGGCCAGCCTAAATAACCTACAACAAGCTCAAGTACAAAATGCGCAGAACTTCTTGCAGCTTGACATGGCTAACCTTAGCAACAATCAATCTACTGCACTGTTTAAAGCACAGCAAGTTAGCAATGCAATGCTCAGTGATGCAGCTCAGGCTAATGCCTCTGCACAATTTAATGCCACAAGTACAAACCAAACTAACCAGTTCTTCTCAAACCTTGCAGCTCAAGTATCACAGTTCAATGCAGCACAACAAAATGCTATTACTCAGTTTAATGCTGAAGAAGCTAATGCAATTCTTGAATTTAACTCTGCACTGCAAAACCAACGTGAGATGTTTAATGCTCAAAACTACCTAGCAGTGGCTCAGGCTAATGCTCAGTGGAGACAGAACATCAACACTTCAAACACAGAAGCACAGAACATTGCTAGCCTCACCTATGCTAAAGAGGTAAATGGACTTACCCAAAAAGCTATAGATGACTACTGGCAAAAAGAAAGAGATATTATGTCCTATGCCTTTGCACAGTCTGAAGGTGCTGCTGATAGAGCACTCAAGATCCTTCTTGGTGAACAAAGCTTAACATCAATTAGAGAGCAGCTAGAGTTTAAAGAAGAAGAAAATAAAGCTGAGTTCTGGTCAGATCTGTTGTTTGGTGATCAAGGCTTTAGTGACGTCTTTAAAATGAAAGCTAAAAAAGAAGAAGAAGGAGCTTGATCATGGCTTATAATGTACCTTATCTCAAATACCTTCAAAATTTACGAGAGTCTCCTAACAAGTACTCAGCTTTACAAGCATCTCCTGCGAGGGGGATTCTTAGTAAGCCTATGAAGGCAAACCTAGAGGTTTATGATGATGACCCTCTTGAAGTGCAGAGAGATCTTATCCAAAGAATTAAAATGGACGATGAGACAAAGTATAGTATGATGGATGATATGAATACTTCCAGAGCACTTACAGATGAAGCTGGTAATCCTGTTACCCTTCAAGAAGCTCTTGATGCAGAGGAGGCTGAGACAGTAAGTCCTCCTTCAGGTGGTCTGATGTCTCCTGCAGAAGCAGAGGCAGCTCCTGAAGTAGATCCTACACCCCCAGGTTCTTACACAGATGATGCAGAACTTGGAGCCTACTCCAACACCATTGCTATCTTGCAAGATGACACTGAGTTTATGACTCAATTAGCTAGTATGACTGAGAAGTACCCAGGACTTACAGAACGTGAGATCTTTCTAGTTGCTGCCAAAGAAAGTAGTGTAGGAACTAACATGGGTTCTGCAGGTAATATGTTTCAGATCCTAGGTACACCAGCCCAAGAAGCTGGAATTGACTTGAAGAAACTTAATAAATCTGGTAATATGACGGATCATCTAAAGGCACTAGAAAAGTACCTGGATCGTTGGGACTACGATGGTAGTGCACCACTAGGACTTCTTGTTGCTGCACCTGGTTACAGAGATGCTGCACCCGATACTGTCGTTTATGAAAAGGGTAGCAAACAACTTAAGAAAAATCCTGGTTGGGCAGGAGCAGATGGTAATGCCACAGTGGCAAGCATCACAGAATTTTATAGGGGCCAAGAATAATGATTTTTGACAGAGTACAACCAGGGTTCTCCCTAACTCAAGAGCCAAAAGGTGCTCCTTTTGAGAATCCACCGGACATTACAGACCCCGAAGAAGCAGCAATGTATCACCTAGATAAGATGAACAATGCAGATGCTTTCGAAGATATTAGCTATTTTTTGGAAAAAGGTATTGATATTCCTACTTTGGTCCAGGGTATACTTCGCAATGCTGTGTTCCAAGGTGTGCATAGTATTGATGTAAGTCTTATTGTTGCTCCCACACTGCACGAATTTATCAAAGATATTGGGGATATAACGGGGGTAGACTACGATGAGGGTATTAGTAATGACGGGGATAGAGCTGTTATTCGTTACCAACGTAACGTAGCTCGTGCAGAAAAGATGCTTAAAAAACTTGGTGTAAGTGCTGAGAGAACCATGTCTGGTGAAGAGACAGAAGAAGACGATGACATGAAAAATCAGATGGAAGCTATGATAGTAGCTGACGCAGAGGAAAAACCTATGGAAGGGGTTGCTCCAGAAGAGACTGCAGAGGCACCGATGGAAGAGCTAAAAGGTTTAATGGCTAGGAGTGCAGGATAATGGCATTAGGATTTTACTCAGGTCTAAAAAACCGTGAAGACAGAATCAGAACAAGGAAAGAACTTTTAGCTGATAAAAAAGCTGCTAATGAGCAATGGAATGCACGTTTTAAACTGCAGAATGAAGAGGCTAATAAGACTTGGTTAGAACGTAATACTATTACTTACGGCCAGCAGATGTCTGCTGCTGAAAAAGCTGCTGCAGCTGCTGCTGCTGCTAGAGAAGAGAGCCGTGCATTTGAACTTGATGTGTTAGCACTGAAGAGGGCTTACGAGCTAGACGATCAGGCTGCAGCTCAAGAGTGGTGGAAAGATCAACAAGTTATTCTTAACAAGTTTGCCGAGCAAAAAGCAGTTAATGCAGAGGGTAGGTTACAGGCTTGGGATCAGACAAAGTTTGAACGAGATAGAAAAGCAAGACAAGAAGATCTAAGATCAGAGATCGGACTTAGAACTTCTGCTGCAAATAGTCAATTTGATTACCAGTATACTATTAAGACAGAGGCAGCTAAATCTGCTGCTATTGCTGCTCATGCAAATGAAATGCAGAAACTCCTCTTTGAAAGAGTTACGGGCGGCGATTTTGTCGGTGCAGACTTCACTGCTGCTGTAGGTAGTACTAGTGACCCTATGGCTCAGATTGCACAGTATTCGGCAGGTATTATTGCCCTAGGTGTAGAGAAAGATAACAAAGTTCTTGCTAACCTTGCAGGTTTAAACAACCCAGCTGTTATGAAGTCTGTGTTCGAGACACTTCAAAAGTACCATACAAAACTTGTAGAATCTGGTCGTACAGAAGATGGGCAAACTTTAGATCCAAATGCTATTGATATGTTTAGAGACGGAGCTAACAGTTATTTAAGTTCCATTGAAATTACAAGTCCTGATCCATCTCAAGCTGAAGCTATCATTAAACAGATGGAAAGCATGGAAGGTGCAAGACCTTTAGACGACCTTACTAAATCTATTATTAGGATTTATGCTAATAAAGGATCTGGTTTTGCAGTAATTGAACCTACAGTTATTGAGCCTTTAGATACATCTAAACTTGGTGACTGGACAAAAATTATAACTCAGAATTCAGTTGCAAGAGGTAGGAGTGAGCAGAATAACATCTCTAAAGCTTTGACATCAGTAAATGAAATGTCTAAAACAGGCACTCCTGATCAACAAGCAATGGCAAAAGAATTAATGGAATGGCTGGGCACCAGGAGTCTTGCTGTTACAGAGGCTTTAGATAGTGCTAGAGGTGATAATCCAGATTACTATGGTGTAACCTCCTTGTACGGAAACAATGTTATTGGGGAGGCAATGGAGGCAGAGCCTAAGTTGAGAACTGCGGTTCTACCCGATTATATAAAAGAGGCTAAGGATGCAGCCCCTATCGTAGTTCCTAATGTTTCTGTGCTTAGGTCTCTTATTGAATATGGAATTATCAAAGTAGGTGATGTTGTAACTTATACTAGAGACGATGGTCAAACCGTGACAGGTCCATACAAAGGAAAATAATATGGCAGATGGATTTACTCTAGCTGATCTAGAGAAAGATGTTGTCGTACCTGATGTAGAGCCTATCATAACTACTCTGGAAACAACAACAGAGCCTACATCAGAGGTGCCTGAACTTACACCAGAAGTTCCTGTATCAGAACAACCTACAGTAGAAGTACCCACTGAAGGGGAGCCTACATCTGAAGGGTTTACTCTGGGTGACTTATACCCTCAAACAGGTGTATCTGAGACACCAGTGCAGCAAGCACAAGATTTAAGCTCTCCATTTACACTAAAAGATCTTCAAGTTCCATTTGGAGGTTTTACCCTAGAGGCAGAAGATCGTTTTTTAAACGTATACGATATTTTTGATAAGTACGACAATAAGCCTCTAACTAAAGAAGACATCATTGCTGATCCAGACCTTATGGAGATTGTGTACCAATCTTTAGAGGCAAGATTTCCCGAATCAACAACCTTCGGTAAAGTTACTAAAAGTGTTGCAGGTGTGATGGGGGGTGCTACTGGCGGTTCTGCTCTAATGAACCGTAACTACAGGGCGATGGAGCCAGAAAAAGCATTTGAGATCTACCAAAATTATCAAAGAACTTTTGATGCTGCACAATCAGTTACTGTTGCTAATGAGATTACTTATACCCTGGGGGCAGACGACGAAACTAAAAGACGCCTTGCTGGAGGGTACTTACTTTTTAACCAGATGGGTAATATCTTTACTGGTGAAGGTAGTTGGCCAGAGATGTTCGATGGTATCGTAGACTACACCTCAGCTGCGGTATGGGATCCTGTAACTATCTTGTCGTTTGGTATAGGTAAAGTTTTAACTGCAGGGGGTACAAAAGCTACAGGTGCTGCACTTCAAAAAATGCTGACTGCAGCCTATACAGATGCTATTGAAAAAGGTGCTACAAAGAAAGCTGCAACTATTGCTATAAGCAATGCTATGGCAAAGGCTATGCCAATGGCTACGGTAGACGGTGCATTTGCACTTGGGCAAGACTTTGGTAGACAGATGCAGCTGATAGAAGTTGGTGCACAGGACGAGTACAGCAAGGCTGAAGGTGCTCTTACTGCTGCAGGATCTATGCTCTTTCCCGTAGTTGCAGGTGGATCAGCACTGTTTAAGGAAGCTAGAAGGTCTCCCTTTGCAAAGAATACTATTCTTTCGTATCAAAACATCGACAAGATGATTAAGAAACATGGTCCAGATGAAGCTTGGAAAAAGCTTGGTCAGGCACTGGACAAGAACGGCTTGTTTCAATCTCTTGATGAACAGTTTGGTACGTTATCTGCTAGAGGTAAGATTAACTTCTTACCTTGGGAACAAGCTAAAGATGAAGCTGATAGGTTAATTGCTTCTAGGGGTGAAAAGAGAAGAGACCTTGCAGCCACTAATGCATTCTCTAAATTCTTTTGGTTTGGTGATCCAGAAAATGGAGTTAAAGGTTATTTTGAAGCTCTAAATGATGCTGGGTTTGTGATGCATCCAGAGATCATAAAGAAGTACAAGACAACTGGTGCCTTTGCAAGGACTATACGTTTTATTAATCCGTCTAAACTTGATAAGATGGTTAAAACCTGGGAAGAAGAAACTGGTTACGTACTCGATGGTGTACGTACAGAAAAAGGTAAAGTCTCCCCTGCTATGATGGAAGCTGTAATGAAAAACAGCACTAGTTTGGCGGGTGAAAATCTGTGGATTGCATCTGAGCTGTCTAGATTGCAAAAGGCAGGTGTTAGTAACAAAGGTATGCTTGAGTTGTACAAGAGGATACAACCTTCGGAAGGTCCACAACACAATCAAGCTGCACTGTCTTTGTATAAACGACTAATTACCTCTCACCTATCTACTACTGGTGCTAACCTTCAAGGCTTTAAAACACTTGTATCTCTTAATACTGCTGCAGACTTTGTTGCCGGTGCTATAGATCTGTCTCGTGGTGCTATTGCAAAAGGTCTTGGTAACGAAGAGGCTGCAGTAAATTTTTACAACAGAGCCTATGGAGAGTGGGGTGGATCATTCCGCAGAGTTGCTGATGCATTGTCCCCAGATATCCCTATTGAATATGCTGATGCTGTTCTTGCAATGAACCCTAAGATTGCAGAAAAGTTATTTAGAGATATTGCAGGTGACGGTGGTGTTACTGATTCTTTAGAGATGTTTAATCTTGATGGAGCTTCTTACAAGAAACGACTTAAGGATGCTGGACCTGTAAGAACAGCTATAGGAAAGACTGAAGAGTTTCTTTGGAAGGGTGCTGATGCATACACAAAGGGTGTGCAAACACTAACATTAGCCAGGCTTCAGGATAACCTTACTAAACGTTTTGCTTTCGGTACAAACCTTAACCAGGGTATTATGAAGAAGTATGGAGTAACTCCAGAGGAGTTCTTCTCCAATCCTGATGTAGAGTTTACTATGGCTAAACCAGAGTTCCGTGAGATCATGGAGCAAGCTGCTTACCGTACTATGAGGGAAACTGCCTCTGTAAACTGGTCTACCTTACCTGCTACAAACTTTATGAGAAAGTCTGCAAGGTTTATCGAAACAGTTACCAACCGTTCTATGGGTGGTTATGTTGTACCTTTCGGGAGCTTCTTGAACACAACTATAGCAACTGCTGGAGATCTTAGTGGGGTAAACTACTTAAGATATGTTACAGCTAAAACTATCGGTAAACAGATTGATCCTGTAACTGATGATGGTGTAGAACTATTTTCTAAAATGGTTGTAGGTTGGGGTGCAGTTAGCTACGGTGTTGGTGGTCAAATAGGATTTGAAACTGAAACTGGTGATAGTGCTGTCGAAAGAATAGAAAGTGGCCTGAGTTGGAAGCAAGATAGGCAGGACGATGGTACGGTCAGGAACCGTGAGTTTGAATGGCCTATATCTCTGATAAGAGCTAGTAGCCAGGCCATTGCTCATGGTATGATTGAGACTGGTGAGATGGACATGTCTAAGGCAGCTCAACGTATGTTGACTGACTCTGAGTTCCGTAAAAGATTTATGTCAGGTATTCCTGACGATCTTTGGGTTGATCTTACAGTCCAGGTAGGTCCAGGGCAAGCACTGAGAGACCTTGACGATCTCGGAGCTTCTATGGGAAGATCTTGGCAGATGGCTAAAGATGGTGACTATGGTCCTCTTGCCTACAGTATGCTTGCTGCATCAGGTTCGAAGGTAGTTTCTGGATTTACTCGCCATCTTGATCCAGTGAACACTGCTTATGGATTGCTTGAGGGTAAAGAGATGAACCCCGACCTTCGTCAAGGTAATAGATTTTTTAATGATGCAGGTCGTTACCTTAATCAACTTACCGGACAAGCAGAGGGTATGGAGAGAAGGGCTACACCTACAAGAGGCTTTGCTTCTGGAAAGGATGTAGATGTTGGTAAGCAACTAATGGTTAGGTCTTCTAAGAATCCTAACTTAGTTGAGGCTATGTTTAACTCAGCTGGTGCTAATATCTTTACCCAGGTTCGTTGGACTGGTCCTGCGAAAGTAAAGAACTACATGGACGGGATGTTAGCCCCTGCACTACAGACCCAGTCTGAATTGGCTATGGCTAAGTATCCTAATTACTTCAAGATGAGACAAGATCAAAAGGAACTTGTACTAAATGAGGTTAGAGAGGGTGCCAAGGCTATGGTAGTCAATCAGATGGAGAATGGTGGCCAAGTACCTCAAACAATGGATGTTGTAAGAAAACTTAGCAGTAAGAAAAAAGTAGTGGAAAAAGTATTAAACCTTCTACCATTTGAATTTGGAAGCACTGATACCTACGATCAAAAGATGGAGAAGATACTAGAGATGGAGGATGGTTATCAACAACTCTTAAAGATTAAAAATCTTGTTGATACCTACGACGACTGGAACAAAGTAGTTCAATAAATTAAGGGGGCTTAACGCCCCCTCTTTTTTTAAGTATCTTCATCCAGCATGTAGTCTGCCCAGTCGTATGCTTGTTTCTTTATATCCCGCATATTGTTACTGGATCTTGCACCTGCTAGAAGACCAGTTAAAGCCTGGCCAGCAAGATATATCCTTGCTGTCAGACCTTTGCTTGAAACAATTTTACGTTTTTGTTGAGTAAACTTTTTTGCCTCTTTCTCTAAATCCTCTTTCAACTACCAACTCCTTGTTTTAGGGATGGCCTTACTCTTTGCTTTGAAGTTGAATAAGTGCTTCCAAATACCATCGTGCTTTTTTTAAATCCTCTAGACCATTCTTATACCTCCAACGGTGCAAGTATTTAGCAACGTTACCCCTATAATAACCTATTAGCTCCTCATCTGTCAAGATGTCTTTAATATATGTGATACACTCGATATCACCCTGACCATAGTGTGGAGGTTTATTTACGTTATCACTCATAGTTCTACTAACTCTGCTTTTGTATACGGGATGTGGAAGAATAATTCTCCAGGTTTAATGTACCGACCTTTAGCTTCTTTTAAGCTTTCTTTGGTAAGTAACGTATCTTTAATACGCCAGGCTTGTTTTAGATCCTTACGAAAGACGTAAAAGTTTAGCACTCCATCGTTGCCCTCATACTTATCTAGTAGGCGTTGCTTACGTTCTGGTATACGTATCTCATCCCAATGTTCAGGCCAATCGTTTTCCCAAGCTACTTTAACTTCAGCTTCATTGAAGAATGTTAGCCCGTGTTTTTGCGAGACAACGTCTACAAAGTAGTTTTCTTCTGTATTTACGATAACATGCTTTTTAGATTTTAGGTGGGATACAAGAGCATCCTTAGCTTGTTTGTCGTAAGCCTCGTACAAGGCTCTGTTAAAATTCTTTCTCACTGCCGCCATTTAAAAGCTCCCTTAATTCCCTATAACCACCTACGTGACCACCTTTGTCATCAAAGATTTGAGGTACTGTACTGAGATTTGTCTTCTTTAGCAAGGTTAAAATCCATTTAGAACTGGTAGAATGGACATTATATTCTACATAACCAATGTTTTTATTCTTTAGCATTGCTTTAGCTAAGTCACAAAAGTTACACTGCTCTCTAGTTATCACCACATACATTGTGTTCTTTTCTCCAATTCAGTTCACGTAACAGTTTCTTTTGCTCATAGTCCGACATTATCATCCAGTCCCTAATCTCGTCTATGGTCCTTAAACACCCTGCGCAGTACCCGTCTTTTATCTGACAGATCTTTACGCAGGGTGAGGGTGTAGACCCTACACTAGGTCTACGATTTCGCATGAGTCGCCAGTGCAAGCAAGTGTCTGACTCCCAGAAGTATTATCTTCGTTCTCATACTCGGAGAGTTTAGACCAGTCGATAGACTTAGGCATGAGAGACTTGAGAGAGTTGTAGTCACTCTTACCTACTTCTTGATAAGGTGCTTGCTGATACGTGTGTTCATTGTATGGTAGGAATGATACACCAGACATCTCGTCAAAATATTTGTAAACAAATGCACCTACTTCCATCCACTCCTCTGACTTTACGTTTATAGTCACTGAAGGTTTATGTTCACACCAATGCCTTTGATACTGTAGCCACATCTTTAACTGTTCAATAGCAGAGATGTCCGATGTACATACAGCACCTTTAGGTGCCATCTGAGGAAAACTAAAGACTGTAGTCTGCTCAGGTTTAAACACATCAGGCTCATTAGGAATGCCTTGGTCAATCATAAACTGTGTCAGAGGATCTTTGTTATCACCACGAACAGTCCGAATATAATAGGGGCTGTGACGAGCATGAATACCAGAAGAGGAGTCAACCAACTGTGATACTGTTCCCGAAGGTTTAACGCAGCTGATAGCAGCAGCAACAGGGATGCCAAGGCGTTCAGCCCACTCAGCATTAGTAGCCACGGCCAAAGATCTAAGTTTGCCAAGAGTTTTCTCCAATCCCACATTCTTTGTTGTCATTAAAGGGTTATCCATAATGCCAGTAAGAGACACACCAAGTAGACGTTCATCTTCAGTATTGTCTGCCCACTTCTTACGTAAGTAAGGAAACTTGGTATAGGTAGATTGAATTGTGCCTAAGATAGTGGCTAGGCGTACTTTCTCCTCCAAAGTTTCTAAAGTATCTGTAGCACGTACTACACACTCTGTTAAGTTGCAAAATTGCATCGGTCGTAGTATAATTTCAGAACAAGGATTTGTACCAAAATCATAGTTAGGATCACGTCTACCATTTAATCCAGCTTGTTTCTTAGATGCTTCACGGTTAAAGATACCACGTTCACCAGAACCAGACTCAACTAAAGCCATCCACTCACGCATAAAAGAGACACTGTCTGGTTTTTCAGTGTAGGAGACAGAGTTGTTAGCCAAGGCACGTTGTGGATTATTCTCCCACCATTGTCCTGACTTAGCATGACGCATCCGGTCATCACTCAAATTAGACAGACTGATCATTGCACTGCGGCGTACACCACCTACAACTACTACCTCACCAATCTTACACATAATATCGTGACACTCGATAGAGCTGAGTTTACGTCCTGAAGCTTTCTTGAAAGTGCTAATAGTAAAGTTAAACAGGTCAACCAAAGGGGCTGGACCAGAAGCCCTACCACCAAAAGTTTTAAGAGGTGCTCCAGCTGGACGTACCTTAGACACATCCCAAGTTGGGATCTCACCAGAGTATAGGAGTGCAATCAATTGACGAAGAGCCTTAGCCCACCCCTCCTTGGAGTCCTTGACGACGATATTAGTCTCACTGTCGAAGAGTTGAGGAACATCTGGAAGCTTGTTGATGGCTTGCCTCTCTACACTGAAGCCAACTCCCGTACCACAGAGGAGGATAAACATAGCCTCATCGAAGGACTTGAGGTCATCTACGGGTAGGTAGCTACAGTTGTACATACAGGTATTGTCCCTGTCTGCTGCAGGTCCGGCAGTCATAAGAGATCGCATAGAGGGCATTACCTCTAGACCTAGAATAGCCTGTTCTAGTTTAAACTTTGTTTCTGAATCCACCAAGTCTCGAACTACATTAGTCATAAAACGAGATACGGTATCACTCCAGGATTCACGGCCAGATCCTTCACGGTACTTTGCATACCGTGACTTGTGGATAAAAGCCTGGTAATCTGTTGGTAGTTGGTTATTCATCTTTTATCCCCTGACCCTTTTAATTTACCACGTTGTTGTCTGTCACGTAGCTTTTTTAAATTATTATCCGCAACTGCACTGAGATCTACATTTAGATCTCGACATAGTGCTGCAATATACCAAAGACAGTCACCCACTTCGTCTGCAATTGCATCACGATCAAACTGACCGTCACGCATGATCTTCTTAACCTTGTTAGCTACCTCACCAGCTTCAGCTGCTAGGCCAAGGGCTGGGTAGATTATCGCATGCTCTGACTTATAAATAGCAGTAGCTGCTGCGGCATTTTGGTAGTCATTTAACTGACCTGAGTCATAAAAATCCCAGGCATCTATATCAACTTGGCTTATCATATCTAACCTCACACTCCTCTACAACGATATCGTCTATGTCGTACAAGCTTCCCTGTACGAGTTCTGAGATTACCTCAGCATTATTCCCGAATGTTTCTAAAAAGTTTGCACTAGGGTCTACTTTTATTATTATATTTAGCTCGAACCTCATCAGCAAGACTCCTAGTTATACTCAGGATCAGATGTCATGTCAACAATAATAGGGTCGATGGATTCGGAAAAATGTTTCTGCCACTCATAAGCAGAATCGAAATCGTCAAACCAAAAATTATCGTCAGCAATCTCACCGTTAATCTCTGTTTTACACACCATGAAGTACTTAGAACCTTCTGGAGCATTGTCAAGGTGCTCGGGATCGTAGATATCATTGATTGATGTTGGACCCTGTAGCACTCCCCATATTTTTACTTCCATTTCTTTAACAACTCCATGTAGTGATCAAGACTTACCATTGTAATCCATTCCTTTCTGTCTGCCCGAAAGAAAACAACTGGTTCACCTTTACCATGCTTCCTGGCTTGTTCAATGTAATCGTAGGCCATCTTCATTCCAGACTTCCTACGTTTTACTTCGATAGTAATCGGAATCTTTTTTCTAGCTGCGGGAGACAGCTGGATGTCTTCTCCAGTGTCTCCCATAGTAGTAGACTTAACGTCATCAGGTTCTAGGTCAGGAAAGTTCTCTAGTATGGTATCCCTGATTTCGTTCTGTCCAGTTCTGCCCTTAGCCTTAGCTGCCCGTGTCATCGAACACCTCATCAACCTTGGGTTCTTTTTCTACGTGCACCAAGTACTCAATGCCGTATGAGTATTTGAACATACGCAGATTGGGCCAACAGATCTTTTTGTATTCACAGAATTGACAGGACTTGTCCAGCTTCGTGTTAGGACTTGCCTTGCTTGCAGGTACTGGTTGAATACGATCTGTAGGTAAATCACCTGCAACCAGATCTTTGGCTGCAAGCATCTCTTGTTCTTTGGTCTTCAGGTCTTCAGTAAAGTCATGTACGTCTAGGCAGATCTCACCACTAACCTTATCAACAGCAAGGAAAGCACCGTGTGTTTTGTTTGTAACTAGTGGGTCGTCCTTACCTGCATAGACATAAGAACTAAGCTGGCTGATGTAACCAAACGCATCGTTATCACGGAGTGATCCGTCTTTAAACTTCTTGAAAGCAAAAGGGCTGCAGGACTTAACATCTACAGTCATACCGTCAATAACACAGTCACGGTGGCCACGAATACCATGTACGGTCAGCCTATCCTGGGAGCCTTCCATACTGTGACCAGAGGCTGTAACCATAGACAGTATCAGCTCTTCAATCATGTCCCCGTAGAAGAAACGGAGAAGTAGGTTAGCACTGAGTGGTTCGCCTGTGCCTGGCTTGTTTACCTTGTACCACAACTTACGTTTGCACGGTGTGCCTATGGACGAAAGAGATAGATACCCACGAGGCTCTTGTGGCTTACTAAATCTTTTGTTGGCTGACATGGCGATATTGTTTCCTAGAATAGAACCTATCGTGCCGTTCCAACCACCCAGTCCATAGATCACGGACTCGATGTCTTCTACTAGTGTATCAATCTTTTTCATATTATATCCTTAAAGTTATGGCCCCCCGAAGGGGGCCACTAGTTGTTTTTGGAGGAGGTTAAAACAACACTTCGCCTTCTTGTTTAGCTGCAGTGGGTGGCGAAGTAGTTTCCCCTGCAGTATCCCTGACATAATCTACCTTATCAAGCACAATAACTTTATCAAGCCGTGTGCCGACAATAGCAGGTCGGCTAGTGTCATAGACGGACAGCTCCACTTCTACTGTAGATCCATTACCAATAGAGCCATCGGTATCAAGGTCGTAAGGGCTGCCATCAGCCCAAGTAACAATAGGCGCACCACTGTCCCAATCCCTTCCTGTATCATACTTACGGATAAACTTAACCTTAGTCCCACGTCCTTGAGGGTCAGCTGACCCCTTCTTCATAGAACGTGATGCCTTTAGTGCAGTTAGGTTGTCATCATCCATGATAACATCAATTGTGCAAGCGCCGTCATGATCCCTGTACACACCATCAAAACCTTCCATGTCACGGTTTTGTGGAAATACTTTTGCCCATTCAGCAATGCCTGATACTTTTACTTTACGTGTAGCCATTTGGCCCTCCATTACGTTAGTGTACTTCACTATACTTATGACCATATTGTACGTCAATACCCAAGTCAACATTTAATTTAAGCTCTTGATTAAGTTTTTCAATAGCCCAGGTCAATGTTTTTGTGTGCTCATCCTGCTCTCCTTCCTTAACAAGGTTAATAGATTCATCATGAAACTGACCTATGATATTAGGTCTGCGTGATCTGTAGTAAGCAACCCACTTATCAAAGCAATAGGCTCCGGTGGATTGGTTGAGTGTAGAGAATACATCCTTCTCATAACGGAGTGAATGCCAGAAACCACTGACAGGGTTTTGTACCCACATCTCTCCGTTGATCTGTCTGACCTTCTGATCCTCAGCAAATGCTTTGACAGACCAATTACGTTCCCAGTATGCATCCAAGATAGATTGTGCATGAGGGACAGCCATGCCAGTAGTACGGGACAACTTAGCTGCACCAACTCCGTAAGTAGCAGAATAGTTAACTACCTTGTAGTTCTTGCGTAGTGCCTTCAACTCTGGACGTTGACCTTGGTTATAAGAATCAATGTCAGACTGTTTGATAGCACCTGCATGTTTAGCCAAGTCAAGGTGTGGATCAAAACCTTCTTGAGACATCTCTTGCACATAGTCAGGATCGTAAGGGTGCATGTAGTGCCTCTTGGTTGTATCTTCAAGGGATGTCATATCAGCACCGCAGAGGACGTAACCCTCTGGAGCAATCAAGCAACCACGTACTTCTTTGCCCCACGGCCTGTCTACCCCAGGAAGGTTGACTAGTGGTTTCTTGTGTTTGAAACGGAGAGTGTTGGTAAGTCCAGAAATTTCTGCTTTAACATAGCCACCTTGTTCACATTCGAGAAATGCTTCGAAGATCTTAAGTCTATGCTGCAGGACGGTCAGACCTCCAAGAACTTCAACAGCAGGGTTGTTCTCTGCTATCAGTTTTACTGAGTCGGTCAGCTCTCCATCTTTACGTACTTGAGGTATCTTCTTCTCTTCGCCAGTCTCCTTGTTTCTATCGTATTTAAATGTGCAAGGCTCCCAACCCATAGAGTATAGCCAGTCCTTGACCTGATCAGTAGAGTTTGGATTAGGTTCATTCCAACCCTTGATAACCTCTACCTCACCGTCAAAGTGTGGTGGTAGGCTCTGCTCTTTAAGGAGATCAAACCAACGTTGACCATGAGCCGATGCTGTACCGTCCTTACGGAAACAGTTCTTTGGCTTAGTCTTCTTTGAAGTGACCTTACGTTTGGGCATGACTGCACTTAGCTCAGATTCCTTATGAGACTTCTGCTTGGTGATGTCGTCTACACATCTCTGTGCAAGATCTACATCTAGCTTCCATCCAAGGCTCTCAGCTGTTGCAGCACAGTTCATCTTAAACTCCAGATACCGGAAGAACCGATCCAGATTTGACTTGTCCTTGTAGATGAACATAAATCTCTTTAGAAGATTTTGCCACAAGCACCAATTGATTTTTACATCCTCTGTACATCTGTGTGTATACTCCTCAAGGGTTAAGTTTTCCCAGTCATCAATCTTAGGTTTAGGAATACCGAAATCCTCACCAAAAGAATCAAGGCCATGTTTTGACCTATCGTAGTTTAATACCCAAGACATTGGCAGTGTGTCAAAGAGACGTGCTGTCACCTTGATACCCAAGATCTTTTCTACAAGTGGTACATCATACCTGATAATGTTGTGACCAATCAGACCTGGCTGATTGAGTAGGAGATCACGCATAGCAGAGTAATCATGCAAACTGTGGTAAGTTTTACCATCATGGGTATAGGATAAGCAGTGTATCTTTGTAGCCTGATCAAGTAGTCCGTCAGCTTCTACATCAAATACAATCATGCTGCTATCTCACCCCTATCATACGGTACATCTTCACTGAGGATCGTTGTCTCTGGATCGTAGTAGACTGAACCTGCTTTGCCCAATTTAGCAAATGGCCTGTTCTTGTCAACAATAAATTCAGTTGTGTTCTGAAGTATCTCGTCCTCGGAATCAGTGTCTCGTTCGATCTTTATACAGATGATAGCCTCTTCTTCAAGAGATGCAGCATACTTTGTACGTCCGTCATCGTTAACCTGTGAGATAAATACCACACCGATGTTTAACTCTTTGGCAAGCTGGGCCATACGTGAACCTAGTGTGGTCAGTGTACTGGTAGCACCATCAACACCAGAGCTAGACAGGTAAGCCAGACGTTGAACGTGGTCAACGAAAACGAAGTTAGCACCGAAGGATGTAACAGCCATGCGAGTGTAGTCGAGCAACGTAAGTGGGTTGTCGTGAGACTGCATCTCAAAGATGATTGTCCTGTTGTTCTCAGAGTCGGCAATCTTATTAGCTGCTGCCTCTACATCATCAAGAGTGTAACCATTACGTTCGGCATCCTCTCTTGTACGAACATTGGAACCAAGCTCGTAGGTAGCCATAGCACGTAGTGTAGTGGACTTCATCTCCTCCATGTGTAGGAGTGCAACCTTTACACCCTCGTTCTGTAGAAGACCCGTCTCAAAGTAACGGATCACCTCAGTCTTACCAGTACCACGGGGAGCCTTGATAAAGGTTAGTCCCCCCTTGACCATGCCACGGATCTTTTCATCGAGACCTGAGTGACCAGTAGGTACATACTCGTAAGGATTCTCTGTACGTAAAGCACTAGAAAAATCCTCACTAGAACAGAAGAAGTTCTCTGGGCTGTACCGCATGGGCTTCTTAGCTGCCCACATCAAGTCCTTACCATCACCAGCCTGTAAGAAGTCATTGGCATCTTTGTGCTTGGACATAGGTACGTAGAAAAACTTATCGGGGAATGCCTGGTATAACTTGTCTGCTGCCCTACGCCCTGCAGGATCGAGTTCACCTGCGTAGATGATCTCTTTGAATGACGACAGATAGAGGTGGTTGTGGGCTATGAACTTTTCGCCAATGCTTGCACTGGGTAGAGACTTAACGGGAAAAGTCTTGCCGAGTATCTGATACAGAGAGGCCGCATCAAACTCACCTTCAGTGAGATAGATTCGTTGGCTTGTCCCTGCATTGAACTCAGGGCCAAACAGGTGGTTCATACCCAAGCCCCGATCCTTTGTCCAGGTCTTAGACTTGTCATCGACTAGCCTGTACTTGACTGTGTGTGGGTACTTGTAGGCATAACGGACAGGTCGCCCGTCTTCGCCTTGCTGTATGGCAATGCCATATAGTTCGGACACGTCAGCATCTAAGCCTCGTATGCCCTCATGTGTCTGAGACACAATAGGTATATCCATAGGGTTTCTCCTCTCCTTCAATGGATACTCGGACTTAACCCATTCGAAAACATCTGGCATGTCTCGCATTGGGTAAGCCCTCGAACAAGAATGGCAGTGACCGAAGCCATCGTCATTCCAATTAAATGCATCACTTGATCCGCAGTCTTGATACGGACAAGCTAAGTGTGGGTTGTCATTGTTTGCCACTTTTAACCTCCAGTCCAAATAACCCTTCTGGGCTATCCATTGCAGCATACAGATCTACGAGCTGTTGTAAAGACATTGCGATGACAGAATTTTTCTGTGTGCTCTCATTAAATTGCAGAATAAAAACTTCTCCCTCATCACCTATTACAACCTCTACATCTTCATGCCTATCCTGTTCATCGAGTGTTCGGATAAGGGCATAGTCATATTCAAGTTCTACAGTAAACATTTACTCCCTCTGTCCCTTCAACACTTGTTCATACTTGAAGAACAACTGTTCAAACTTCCACTGGTACAGCTGTTGCATACCCATCAAGGTATTCATCATCTCATCTTGTGTAGGCTCACGTTCACCGTCACCGATCTGTCTGAAGACAACCTGAAGGTCATCACAGACATGCCAACAGTCCATGATCATTGGCTCTAAGTCATACAGTTTAGTCATCATTCACCTCCTTGTTATGCTTACGTAATCGTTTATTGTAAGCACGTTTGATCTTCTTTACTTGACCTGCTTTCCATAGGTAAAACTTACGTGCTTTAGTGAGAGCATCATACTCATCACCGCCCTTCATTGGTATACGCTTAGTCATCTTCGCCGCTAACTGTTTATCATTACTCTTCCTCCAGACAGAAGCCACACCATGTGTCCTTGCTTGCATTACCACAGCTGACACATTTGCGCCACTTATTCTTTTCATCACGTTCTTGGGATGCCTTACGTTCTTCATCTCTCATTGGTCTTATCATTGTCTGTCTCCCAGTATAGACCTGTCTTAATCAGGGACACAAAGCCCACGTTAAAGATGGCTCCAAATGTCTCTGAGTCACACTCAACCTGTAGTGTGGCACTGCCATCCTCATGCTCAGTTATTTCTGTCACCTTTACTTCACTCATCATCATACATCCTCAATGCTTCCCAAGAGTTGGGGTAAATGTCCATCATATAGTCCTCAATCTCTTGAGCCACTAGCCTCGTCTCATACTGAGTATCATCCTTGAGACGTAGGCCACACATCTTAGCAAAGGCAAACAGAGAACCTGACCAGTACCACTCAGTCATCATAGACTGTGGCAGTACCATACGTGCTTGCTCTGGGCATACACCCCTGTCAAGCAAGCTGTTGTATAGAGTTTTACTAGCTAAACTAACGTCACCTATTTTACCAACATCTACCACGCCATCACTGCCTTGCTTCTTATCATCACTACGCCCACGCCATACGTCAGGCTGGTAGAACTCAGGTTCATCATCGACGTACCTACGGCTGATCTCATTCCAAGGCATGTACTCATGCTTGACCAGCTGACGTGCTACAAAGATCGGTGCCTTGACGTGGAAGGTAGCAAAGGCGTGATTGAACGGGGACTTGTGCTTGTGCTTTGCAAGATACCTGATCAGCCTCACATCGTTGTCGTGCAGTACAGGCACCATGACGGGGTCATCACCTATGCCTACCTCACCTAGTGCTTCACTCTTCTTACCGAAGCTAACCCTTGCAGAGTTGACCACGGATAGGTCTGACCCCATGTGGTCTACGTATGTTACCTCAATCATCTAACATTTCCTTTACAAATTCTTTTGCCTCTTCAAGATCTTCAAAATGCTGTCTAGTATTACCAACTAACCATTTTATTTTTTGTTCGTCAGGATCCCAAAGCTGCTGAACATATATCAGACGGTGCTTCGATGGTGAGTACGCAATGTAAGACCTATCTACACCTTTAACACCTCTATGAAGTTTATTAGTCCACCAGATGCCTTCGTGTGGCTGTGCCTTTGACCACTTAGCCGCACTGTGACCTACTACTTTTGATGCAGGTATCATTTTACGTTCACCTCCAGGCATAAAACTTTTTGATTGTTGTTGTTTACAAGAACCCCAGCCTTTTGTAGAGACTGTTGGCATTCTTCCTGAGTAGAAAAGCTGCCGATCTGAAAGTAATCAACACCTGTTCCAGCTATTATTTGTACCCATATAGATACCCATATCATACTCTTTGTCTCCTATCTAATGCAGACTTTGCGGTTTTTAAACTAAACTTGTTGTACGGATTTAAACTTTGTACATGCTTATGACCTGATACAGATTGAATTGCAAGATGGTCTACACCACTCTCGATCATCTGCACAATGGCGGTCTTTCTTAAGTCACCCACTCGGAGGTCATCAGGAAGCCCTGCAGCAGCCTTAACGTCTGTAAGCAGTGTTGTCATCTGAACAATCGTTAGAGGCCTGTAGGCACTGTCCTGTGGCCTGTGGTGAGGTACTACGTAGGGTTGGAAGTCCCAGTCCTCTTTCTGCTGTTTGAGCATCGTGAGTAAGTTGTCTGGAATAGGTAGCTCAACAGTTGCACCTCGTTTGCTTTGAGTGATTGTCACTACCTCATTCTCAAGGTCAACTTGATCCCATTGCAAGTTGCGTATGTCTATGGGTCTCTGCCCCCATTCATAACACATCAAGATAATCAGCCCAAGGTTTCTCCAGTCGAAGTTTTGGAATGCTGCGTCGAGGCATGATAGTACTTGGTCGTGCGTCCAGATAACTGAACGTGGCTCACTTGTACGTTTCCGTACTCGTGACATAGGATTGGTAGGCATCTTCTCCATCGTGATCAGATAGTTCATCAGGACGGAGAATATACGTGCCTTGTGGTTTGCATTGGATGTAGATGTCTCCATCTCCCACGTATCGTATATCTCCGTGCAAAGTGGGACGTTAAGATTCTTGATGGAGATATTACCCAGAGTCCTACCACCTACGGACATACGACAGAAAGAATGTAGTGCTGACTCGTAACCTTTTTGAGAGGATGCTGCCAGTGATGCAAACTGCCGTGTGTGTAGGTATTCATCTACTGCTGTTCTAAATCTCATATCTTTCCTAACCAGTGTGTACAATCGTCATGTGGATCGTCCATGTTAGCCTCCATAGATTGGCCCACCCTGCAGGACTCGAACCTGCAACCTACTGCTTAGAAGGCAGTTGCTCTATCCAGTTGAGCTAAGGGTGGTGAACCTATAGTTATACTTAAAGTATCTATTATTACTATAATAATAATTATTACAGTAACTTTAAGTTACCTTAAGTATTATAAAATAGACACTTTATTTCGTATGTCAAGGGGTCAGCCTAAATATTTTTTACCTAGTCTAGTTGCATACTCATCGTAGTAGCTAGAGTACTGTGCCATATCGTCAATCTGACACTCCTCCATGAGGCTGTACGGGGTGAAGCCGTATTGATCTAGCATCTCTGCAATCTTATGCGGGTAGTCGATCACCAGTGTCTCGAGCTGATCTATGTTGTCCTCATTACATACTGGCTCATAGCCAATAGCCTGAGACCTGTACACATACTTGTCCTCAACAACACTTGGGTCACGTTTGAACACTAGACGTGTCCAGTCAGCTAGACACAAGGCAGTCAGTAAGACATTAGCAAAATCAATGTCTTGAGTCTCATTGACACCATGCTGTCCGTAATACCCGACACTGATGTTTGTGCATTCTGACACGTCAAGTATGTACTCGTTGCTGTCAGTGTAAGAGCCACCAGAGTCAGCCTTGAACTGTGGCAAGTTGATTGCCTCTGAGAAGGATGCAGCAAACTCATCTGAGGCTGTACGTAGGCCCATCTGGTGGGTGATGACAGACTCAGTGCCGTACCGATCAAAGCTAATCACTGCGTCAATATAACTCAACCACCAAGGGTTATCATCCACAAGTGCACGGCTACCCTTGCACCCTACTTCCTCAGCTGCATGGATAACATAGACACCCTCTACACCTTCTTCAATCATGCCAAGGATAAGCCACACACCAGTGGTACAGTCAGCACCTAGGCAGCTGGATACCTTTGGGTCAGCAACAGAGATTACATCATTGATAACAACGAGTTGCTGCATACCCTCTGTCTTGTGCACAGTGTCATGGTGTGCAGTGAAACACAGGTTAGGCTCATCACCAACGATGTGTATGTAGTTGCCATGTCTGTCAGGTAAACCGAACGTAGGTTCGAGAAACCTTTGACAAAATTCTTTCTGCGTCTGACTACCCTCTGGGCGTTTGTAACGCAGCATCTCAATTAAACTATAGGTCATACTTCCATTTCCTCTTGTACTTGTTCCCAAAGATTCTCGGCATTCTTTTGCCAGATGCCCGAATCATTGTCCATTTCCTCACTAGATACTTCCTCACCATCAACAGTGGTACGTGACATGATGTTGGGGTACAACTCACCATCCCAGTCAGACCGAAAGTACTCGTCAATGGTGTCAGGTGAAATCCACACGTCATCGTGCTCACAGTATTGAACATCGTCAACATGCCACCACTCATCGTCAGTGCAGAGTACAAATGAATCGTAGTTAAGTACATGGTGCTCACACACTAGAAATACCTCGGTTCGACCTCCAAAAGTTACTCTACGGCACTCTATGGATTCTGACTTGTGTGTGTCTGACTCTGCATACTCGCAGTAAAAGTGTACGTCATAATAGCAGGACTCGCAGTAACACTCCTGGTCGTACTCTGAGTGGAATACGTCATCTTCATCTATGCCTCTACCACACTCGGTACACTCAGCATAACTGCCACCAAGTACGCCACTGTATACACTGGCATCAACCTCACCACGATAGTCTATGACTAGGTGATCACCTGTATCAGACAATCGTTGTGGGATCAAGTCCAGATAGGGGCCGACAAAACCATCATCGTACTCGATACGTTTAAGACGTGCACCTACCCAACTTGCGTCCTCATCATACTTTGCACACATAGACTCTAGACGTTCTTCAATGCAGTCAATGGCTTGCTCGGACACACCATATATAGGCCCAGCCTGTGGTGTGTCGAAGTCGGGGCTTGTACATACCACACAACGACCAGCAACGTCACCATTCTGGTCGGTGACAAAGACGATAGAGAAGTCACCACTAGCATATGCGGTAGCAGGATGGCAAGGCAGATGCTCAAACTCATACCGCATACAGCTGTGTGCACTGTGCTTGCGGGTACGAGTGGTGTTGATATTCTCCGTGGCTGATTGATTACCAGCATAGGCACGTCTGAAGTCTTCTGCATCTGTAGATACGTGAACCTTGAATTCCCGTGGTGCAAACTCTTGCAGGTACATATCATTCATCTGCATGAGTTGCTTGTGATCAAGCTCAGGGAACAACAGACCAAAGGCACGGGTGGGATTCATGGCAGTGAGCCTGTCAGTGTCACGATGCTCTTGAGTTTTCCACAATGTGATCTTAGGATGAAACCT